CACCGAGACGCTCTCGAAGGGCGACCTCCTCAATCTGGAGTCGGGCGAGGTCGACCTTCTGGCGACCGCCGACACCGCCGCGCTCGGGGTCTGCCTCGACACGGGCGCCCGGACCGACTCCACGACCGACGTGACGTTCATCGCCGATGACGACGCCGTGTACGCCGTCACGGACGCGAACGCGCGTCTGGCCGGAGCGACGCTCGATGTCGCTGGAGCCACGAGCGCGCAGACCGTTGCGGCCAGCTCGAACAAGAACTTCGTCGTCGTCGCCCCGTCGAGCGCCGCCGAGGAGACCCTCGTGCGCTTCAACGTCGGCAAGCATCACGACAACGTCGCCCTGTAAGCGGCCTGAGAGAGAGGGGAATACCCAATGACCATGGCCGCCGCCAACTGGGCGGAACTGCTCACGCCACAGACCACGGAAGCGTTCTACACCGGGTTCACCGACAGCGGACGGCGCTCGTCGATGGTGGAGTCCATCTACCGCATGGAGACCTCGGAGCGCGCATTCGAGGAGCACATCGGTATCGGCCAGTTCTCCTCGCAGGGCTGGGAGTTCGAGAAGACCGGGCGCGTCGAGTACGACGACCGGAACAAGGGCTACGCCAAGCGGTTCACGCACGTCGAGTTCGCCAAGGGCTTCATCGTCCAGCGGCGCCTCATCGACGACAATCTCACGAGCGTCGTCTTCGACGATGCACGCGAGCTGGGTGACGCTGCTTTCCGCAAGCGCGAGAAGTCGGCCGCCGCCATCTTCAACAACGCGTTCACCGACTCCGGCACCGACGCCGAGGGCTTCGCCATCGCTGGAGCCGACAGCGTCGGTCTGGCCTCGACCGCCCACCCGTACAACCCGGGCGATACGACGACGCAGTCGAACGAGGGCACGCTCGCGCTGACGAAGGACAACCTGCGGTCGGTGCGACAGGACCATATGTCCTTCGTCGACGACCGGGGCGACATCCTCAACATCATGCCCGACACCCTTCTGGTTCCGCCGGAACTGGAAGACGACGCGCTGACCCTCATGCGCTCCTCGATGGACCCGACCTCGGCGAACGGGGCCATCAACCCGCAGGCCGGCCGCTTCAACGTGATGACGTGGCACTACCTGACGGACGCCAACGCGTGGTTCCTCATCGACTCGGCCCGGATGAAGCGTGACCTCATCTGGTACGAGCGCATCCCGGTCGAGTTCGGCCGCGAGGAGGACTTCGACACCTTCCAGACGAAGTTCCGCGCGTACATGCGCTACAGCCGCGGCTTCCGCGACTACCGCTGGGTGTTCGGCCAGAACCCGAGCTAGGCCCGGGCGGGGCAACCATCTGACGGCCCGGTCGAGTAGGAGGGTGACTCGACCGGGCCGTTGCTCACTGAGAGAGGGGTTGACGCAGACATCATGGGTACGACGAACTTCCCTGATGGCATCTCGGCTGGTGCCGGGGCAGCCATCACCACTTCGGACGGCATCTACAGCGGCCACCGCCGCAAGGTCAACCTTGCTGCCGCCACGCAGTCGCTCACCGCGGCCCAGTCCGCCGAGAAGTTCGTCGGAGCCGTGGACGCTGTGTTCACCCTGCCGGCAGCCTCGGCGGCCACGGCGGGCGTCTGGTACGAGTTTGAGACCGGGTCACTGAGTGCGGCCACCGGGCTTTCTGTCTCGCCTGCGGCGGCTGACGCCATCGGCGGCAACGGCCTGAGCGTGGTCGCCGACAAAGACCTCATCAACACTGGCGCGACCGACCGACTCGGCGACTCGGTTCGTATCTACTGCACGGGCGTCGCAGGCGGCACGGCATGGCGCATCGAGACCATCGTCGGGACGTGGGCCAAGGAAGCGTAGTCCGGTGAGCGAAGCTGAGAAGGCCCGGCGGTACGAGAAGTCGTACCCGGGCGCGGTCAACGACGAGTCGCAGGCGGCGGCTCGTCAGGACCGCATGGACCACAAGGACCGGCAGCATGGCGGACGGCGAGGCTCGCGCTTCGTCTCCGTGCCCGAGCTGCCGTGGCATCGAGAGAGGGGCTGAGACGCGTGCAGTACGACCGGGTTGCCATCACGACCGACGGCGCGGGCGCTGCCACGGTCTACTCCAAGCCGTTCGCTGGCCTCATCGCGGGCATCTATCTGGAGCGGGACGCAGTCACGCCGCCGGACGGGACCGCTGACTTCACCATCACCGACCACGCGACCGGCGCCGCCATCGTGACGGCCACCAACCTCGCGGCTTCTGCGCGGTTCGTTCCTGCCGAGCTGGCTGACGACCTCGCCGGGGCGGACCGGGCCGGCGTCCCGGCGCTCATCCCGGTGCATGGTGCCATCAAGATTGTGGTCGCTCAGGGTGGCGCGTCCAAGCTCGCCTACGCGCACATCTACGTGAGGGACTGCTAGACCAGCTCGGGTCGGACCATGAGCCAGCGGAGGAACTGATGGCGTTCACAAACGCGGAGCTGGTTCGAGCAGCCGCAGGCGACCCCGGCCGATGGGTCCGAGACGTCGCCTCGGGTGACGCTGCGTCGACAGAGTTCTACGTGAGCGCCACGCCGCTCATCGGGAACTCGCAGACCATCACGGTCGGCGGCGCGGCCCGGACCGAGGTGGCGGCGGCGCCCGGCGCGACCGAGTACACCATCAACGACGAGTCGGGACGCATCATCTTCGGGACCGCCCCGGCGACCGGCACCGACAACATCATCGTCGTCTATAAGTCAGTCCGGCTCACTGACGCTGAGGTCACCGAGGCCATCCGCCAGTTCGGCCTCGTCGCCGCCGACACGGCCGAGGTCGGACCGACGACAGCGGTGTACAGCATCGCCGCGTGGCTGTGTGACTGGATGGCTGCGGCCACCGCGGGCGACTACGACTTCGAGACGGACGGGCAGAGCTACAAGCGCGGCACCGTGTCGGCGTCGTGGGCCGCCCGAGCCGAGGTCAACCGCGGGCTGGCGCGACGGTCCGGCGGGCTGATATCGGTCCCGGTCACTCGGATGGACGGCTACGCTCGACGCGGCGAGTACACGACGCAGGACATCGGCGACGTGTCCGCGCGGAACCCGCGCCGTCGGTTCTACGGTGAACAGGACGTCCTGCCGTGACCCGCGGACTCAGCGGTCACGAGCTTGCGCAGATGCGTCAGACCGCCGACGAGTACCTGCCCGACGCCATCTCGGTCTGGCGTGCCACACGGGCGTCGGATAGCGGCGGCGGCCAGACGTCGACCTTCGCCCGAGTGGCCTCGCTCCGTGGGCGCAAGTCGCCGCTGACCACGGTCGAGTCGGAGGAGCAGGTGTACGCCGACCGGCTCGGCGGCAACCAAGGGTGGTGGCTCTCGCTCCCTCGCGGGACGGACGTGCGGCTGGGGGACCAGCTCCGCAGCGACGGCCTGACGTTCGAGGTCGTGTCCACCGACGCGAGCCGCTCGTGGGACATCACCCTGCGTGTGATGGGCAAGGAGCTGGTGTAGGTGGCGAACAGCTCCGTCACGGTCACCAAGGTCGCGTTCAACCGTATCCCGGCCATCGCCCGGGCGCTGACGCGCGAGTCGAATATCATCGTCCAGAAGGTCGCGACCGACATCCACTACGAAGTCGTCGCGAGCTTCGAGGGTCCGAAGTCGGGCCGCTACTACGCCGTCCCGGGCGTCCGCTCCAGCCGCAAGGGCGGCGGCGGCCGGCGGCACCGCGCGTCGGCTCCGGGGCAGGCGCCGGCCCGGATGTTCGGACTGCTGGCCGCGTCGACCGCCATCGGCCGGTCCTACAACCAAGCCGTCATCTACGTGGGCTCGAAGTACGCCGCCCATCTGGAGTACGGGACGAGCCGGATGGCCGCCCGGCCGTTCCTGCGCCCCGTCGCCCGCAAGTACCAAGCCATCTTCAACTTCGCCATTCGCATCATGGTCGAGCGCGCCACGGGTGCGAGGTGAGCGTCGCCGCCTTCGCCGCTGGCATCTACGCAGTCCTCAACCACGCGTCGGTCACGTCGCTGGCGACGGGTGGCGTGCATCGCGCCAAAGCGCCGCTCGGGACCGCCTACCCGTACGTGGTGTTCACGCCCGAGCCGGCGCCCGGGCTCGGTGACGTGCTGACCGGCGAGGCGTGGCTGGACATGGCATGGGACGTCAAGGTCATCGACAAGTCCGACTCGGCGGCGGCGGCTGACGCGGCCTACGCAGCGGTCCACGCGCGCCTTCAGGACGCCGCCCTGAGCATCGCTGGGCACTCGCTCATGTACTGCCGGCGCCGTGGCCTCATCGCCTACGACGAGGACGGCGAGGGCGGGGTCACCTACCAGCACGTCGGCGGGCGCTACCGCATCATGGCGCAGGCGACATGAGTCTTCACGTGAGGGCTTGCAGGCGTTATCCTGCGGGCAGGAGGGGTATCCGTGGCTGAGTTCTTCATCGCGACGACCGGGCTCGACTGGGTCGACCCAAAGACCGGGCGAGGGGTCCGGGTCGAGCCGGGTGAACGCGCCGACGCCGTCCCTGAGAAGTCTCGCCACTGGCTCATCGAGCAGGGGCTCATCGAGCCGTGCGACGCCAAGGGTGAGCCGCTCCCGAAGAAGGGTGGGTAGGTCATGGCATTCGTCCACGGCTCCAAGGCGAAGCTCTACGCGAGCGGGTTCGACCTGACCGCGTTCTTCAAGAGCGCGTCGGTCCAGCGGACCGCCGACATGGCCGAGACCTCGGCCTTCCTGACGTCAGCCAAGTCGTATATCCCCGGGATGCACGACGCGACCTTGTCTGCGGACGGCATGTACGAGGGCACCGCGACGGGCGTCGACGCCATCCTCTCGCCGCTGCTTGGGCAGGAGACGCCGCTGGTGGTGGCGCTCGACGTCGGCGTCGAGGCGGTCGGGTCGGTGTGCCATTGCATGGTCGGGACGCAGAACACGTACGACGTCGACACCTCGACCGACGACGTGGCGGCCGTGAGCATCGAGTTCCAGAGCAACGTAGGCGCTGAGCGGTGCCTCATCCACAAGGTGCTCGGCGCCATCACCACGGCCAACGACGGCAACGGCGCGTCCATCGACAACGTTGCGTCCAGCGCGAACGGCGGCGTCGGGTACGTCCAAGTCACCGCGGCCTCGGGTACGCCGACCCTGACCGCCAAGGTCCAGCACTCGGTCGACGACTCGGTGTGGGCCGACCTCATCACCTTCACGGCCGTCACCGTGGTCGGCGCCGAGCGAGTGGCCGTGGCTGGCACCGTGAACCGTTACACGCGGTCGACCGAGACCATCGACCAAGGCTCGGTGACCTACATGATGGCGTTCGGCCGCAAGGCATTCTAAGAGAGAGGGGTTCCGACCAATGGCGTTCACTCATGGCTCCAAGGCAAAGTTCTCGGTCCACGACAGCTCGGCCACGCTGCGCGACATCTCCAGCTACTTGACGAGCACCGGGCTCTCGCGCATGGCCGACATGGCCGAGACGTCCGCGCTCGGGACCACGGCCAAGACCTACATCCCGGGCATGACCGACGGGACCATCCCCCTTGATGGGCAGTTCGACCCGACCATCGACGGCTATCTGTCCCCGCTGCTCGGGTTCGAGACCCCGCTGTCGTGGGAATACTTCCCGGCCGGGACGCCCGTTGGCGTGACCAAGCCGAAGTACAGCGGGGCGGCGTTCCTGACGAGCTACGACATCGAGACCGGCACCGACGACAAGGCCGGCATCAGTGGTGAGCTTCAGCTCACCGGGGCCGTCACCCGCGCCACCGCGTAACTGAAAGGAACCTCACCCTTGGCACCCTCCAAGAGCCCCCGCATCCTCTCGGTCGAGGACATCCTCAGCTCCGACGACCTGCCCGAGCAGGTGGTCGAGACCCCGGAATGGGGCGGTGCGGTTCGCATCAAGCCATTCAGCAAGGCCAAGAGCGTCCAGCTTCGCGAGGAAGCCGGCGGCACCGAGCTGGACATGGGCAAGTTCGAGATGCTCCTGTTCATCCACGGCGTCATCGAGCCCCAGTTCACGGTCGAGCAGCTCTCGGTCCTGTCGGAGAAGTCGGCGCACGTCATCGACCGAGTCCTCTCGGTCATCATGCTCGCGAGCGGTCTCACAGAGGAGGCCCGGCAGAAGGCCAAGGGCACGTTTCCTACGGGATAACGGCAAGCGGTTCGACTTCATCCTCACTCGCGAACTGAAGCTAGGCACCGTCGCCGACATGAGGCGGCGGATGAGTTCACGTGAATGGACGGAGTGGTCCGCGTTGTACGAGCTGGAGCAGGACGAGCGCGAGCGGGAGGCCCGTAAGGCCAAGGCCCGACGAGGCCGCCGATGATGGGCGGGGCGGGCGAGGCAGCCCGCCTGTTCATCACGGTCGGCATGAACGCGGCCGGCGCGGTCGCGGGCATGAAGGCGCTCGGGACGCAGGTCGACGACATGGGCGGCAAGGTCCAGACGTGGGGCAAGACCGTCGGCGCTGCCTTCCAAGGGCCGCTCGATGCGTTCGGGCGCATCGGTGACGCTGCCGACGGGATGCGCTCCGTGGCGGGCGCTGTGGCCGGGCTGGCGCAAACGCTGTTCTCAGGCGCGGCGCGCAACGAGCAGTACGCCATGTCGTTCGAGGTGCTCATGGGCAGCACCGACAGGGCCACGTCGCATATCGAGGAACTGAAGCGGTTTGCGGCCGAGACGCCGTTCACCATGCCCGGCATCGTCGACGCCAGCAAGCAGCTCGAAGTGATGGGCGGCAGCGCGCTGAACACCATCGAGAACCTGCGCACGGTCGGCGACGTCGCCGCCGGCACGGGGACCGACATCGCAGCGGTCGGCGTCCAGTTCGGCCGGCTCTACGACGGCATGAAGAACGGCACGCCCTTTGGCGAGGTGATGATGCGCCTCGGGGAGATGGGCGCCCTGTCCGGCGAGTCGAAGCGGAAGATATTGGAGCTGGCCGAGCAGGTCGAGTCCGGCGGGATGACCATGGAGGACGCGTGGAAGGGCGCGACCAAGGAGTTCGGGCGGTTCGCCGGCATCACGGCCAAGCAGTCCAAGAGCCTCGGCGGCCTGTGGTCGACGTTCACCGACACCCTCGACGACGGGTTCGCGAGGATTGGCACGAAGCTCCTGCCCATCGTGAAGCCCGTGCTGGAGGGCGCCATCGCCCTGTTCGGGAAGCTCGCTGACGCGGCGCTCGTCGTGATGGACAACTTCGAGATATTCGCCCCGTTCGTGGTCGCCATCCTCGTCCCGGCCGTGTGGGCGCTCACCGCCGCGGTGTGGGGTCTGGCGTCTGGCGTCATCGCGGCGACGTGGCCGTTCCTCGCGCTCGCGGGCATCCTGACCGTCACGTTCTTGGCCGTGAAGACGCTCATCGAGGCCGGACTCAACCTCATGGGCTGGCTGCTAGAGACCATCCCCGCCCTTCAGGCCGTCATCATGCCGTTCACGGCGCTCGCGGAGGTCATCGGCTTCGTCGGTGGGGTCATCGGCGACTTCGTCGGCACCACGGCAGAGGCGTCGGCCCAAGCCGTGGCGAACACGGGCTACATGGCGACCGCGATTAGGGACGACATGTACGACCGCGCGCCGGAGATTGACGCCGCCGCGAAGGCCATGGCCGCGCCCATCGAGGCCCGAGTCTATATGTCTGCGTCAGCGGCACAGGCGCACGTGCGTTCGATGGCTCGGACCATCCTGTCTGACCTCGACGCGGCCCGGGAGGTGATGTCCGGCTCGGCGAGCGCCTACGCAGATGCGATGTACGACCCCATCATCGCCGCAGCCGACCTGTACCTCGTGCGCCAGCAGCAGAAGGACAAAGACCTGCTGGCCGACCTCCAGTCGAGCAACAAGGCCACGGTCGCCGAGGCTCGCAAGAAGGTCGCCGAGCTGGAGAAGCAGGAGATTGCGCTGACCACGCTCCTGATGACCTACGGCACCGACCAGCAGCAGATTGCCGCCATTCAGGGCTACCTCACGTCGCGCGACTGGGCCAAGGCGTACGCGAAGGGCACGCCCGAGCAGAACGCCGCTCTACGTGAATACGAGGCCAACCTCCGGGCGCGGCTGGTCGAACTCCAAGCGACGGGCAAGAAGGGCGGCGAAGCGGCCGGCTACGACACCGGCATGGGTGTCAAGTCCGGCATCGGACAGTCGACCACGGGCGCCTACAACTGGGGTATGCGGACCATGGGCGCCTACGCCAACGGCATCCGCGACAGCGCCGCCACCGTCACGCAGGCGGCGAGGACCGCGGTGTACGGCGCGAACGGTGTGCTGCGAGCCAACTCCCCGCCCGGTCCCGAGTCGCCGCTCCATGACATCGACCGCTGGGGCTTCCGTACTGGCGAGACCTACGTCCAAGAGCTGGCCCGCGGCCTGTCGGGCGCCGGGGCGGCCGTGGCGGCGGCGTTGCGGCCTGCCGGGGCTCCGCTGGCGGCGGCACCGTCGCCGGCCGCCATGGGCGCTCCACGGGGCGCTGGCGGCGGCGGGGCGATGACCCTCCAGTTCAACTTCCAGTCGGTCACCCCGTACAGCCCGGGTGAGCAGGTCGAACTGGGCAACCGGGTCGGGCCGGCGGTCTACGAGTACCTGCGCTCACGCGGAGCGGCCGGCTAGGTGGCAATCGCCCTTCGGCAGTCCGTCACCGCCAGCGAAGTCTTCTCGGCCACCCTACCGTCCGCGGCGCTCGCCGGCAGCTTGCTCGTCTCCGTGTTCGGTCGCAACGACGGCGCGAACGTCGCCTCGGTGACGTCGACCGGCTGGGCGCTTGCCGGGTCGCAAGCGATGGTCAATGCGCATCCGTCGTTCGGCGGCAGGGCCACGCTCTGGTACAAGGTCGCCGCTGGTGGCGAGACCGTGGTGACGTGGACCCCGCAGCAGGGGAAGATAATCTTCGTCGAGTTCACCGGCGCCGACACGACGCTCATCACCGCAGCGCAGGCGGTGGTCGAGAACGGGTCAGGGCAGCCAGTCTCCCTCACGTCGGGGGTTCCCGGTCGGGCGGCGCTGATATTCGGGGCCGTTGCCAACCGCCTGAATAACAGCAACGCCGCGTTCGCGGTCGACGCGGGGGTCAACCGCGTCCCGGTCAGCGACCCCCTGCCGGGGGGCACGGGCAACTGCCGACCCGTTCTTCTGTGGCAGGTCAGCACCGACGGATTGGCTCGGACGTTGTCAGGCACCCAGTCCGGTAACACGCAGGACGGCTACCGCTTCGGCGTGATGATTGCAGGGTTCGGTGTGGCGCCCCTCGCCGCGGCCTTCTCCGGCACGCCGCTGGCCGGCACGCGTCCGCTGGCGGTGCAGTTCACGGACGAGACCACGGAGAGCCCGACCTCGTGGCAGTGGGACTTCGGCGACAGCTCGGTCTCGACCGAGCAGAACCCGCTTCATGTCTACGCAGAGGCCGGCACCTACACCGTCACTCTC